TGCGAAGCGGGCGCGATCCCGAACACCCGCTTCAGCCAGCCGTTCGACAGCGGCGTGTCGCTCTTGGTCAGCGGCGCCGCGCAATCCGGCAGGTTGGAATTGTAGCCGGCCTCGACCTGCGCCATCGTCGCGTAGCCGCCGCTCGGCGGCGTGACGTTGACCGAGCCGGCGACCGAATAGGCCACCGCCGCGATCCATGCGAGATCCGAGGTCTGGCCTTGGGCCGAAACCGTCTTTTGCAGATTGGTGGTGCCGACGACGCAGCAATTGCCGAGCGCGTCGAGGATGGCGAACTCGGTGACGGCGAACGGGCCGATCTCGGCCCCGCCGATCGCCGCCGGGATCTCGCAGGAAATGTCGAGCTGGTTGGCGTTGTTGGCGTCGACCGAAACCGAAGTGATCGTCTGGCCGCGCCACACTTCGTGGGTGACGCCGTTGGCCGCCACCAAAGCCGAGATCGACGGCACGACGCCATTGCCGTCGCCGACCACCAGCGTGCCGCCGGCGATGTTGAGCGGCGTCCCGGTCGTTCCGGCCGCCTGATAGGCCGCCTGGGCGTTGAGAAAATATTGGGTGACCTGAGTGGCGAAAGTCTGGGTGGTCATGCGGCCCTCAGCGGCAGAATGGTGAAGCGGGGCAGAACGCGCGTCGAAGCGCCGACGTAGATCTGCGGGTCGTGCGGCGCGCCGCCGAGCGGCAGGATCGTCATCCGCGGCGTGACGCAGGTCGCCGCGCCGACGGCGACGCCGGCGGCCGGCTGGGCGGCGAACAGGCGCACCCGCGCCAGCACGTCGCGCACGTTCTTGCGCGCGTTCGCGGAAGCGGCGATCGCGCCGATGTCGGGCGCGGCTTCGCCGGGCTCGATCGCGACGTCGACGACGAAGTCGGGCCAGGAGAGGCCGGCGATTTCCCAGAACTCGCGCACCGTCACGGCGAGGCCGGTGTCGAGCGCGATCTCGGCCTCTAGGGCCGGCGGCGCGCCGTAGGCGCCGTGGTCGGCGAAGCTCGACGCGACGCGGGCGCGGTTGCCCGCATCGTCGTTCGGGTCCCAGAAGTGGATCGACCGCTCCCAGGCGAGCGGCGCGATGAACGCTTCGTCGCAGCTCGCCGGCTGACGCTCGCGGCGGACGGCGGCGACGTCGGCGTCGAGGACGCGATTGTCCTCGGCGCTCTGGGCGCGCTCGAACGGCGTCGCGTTGGGCGGCAGAAGATCGGCGGCGCTCATGATCGCGCCTGCCAGACGACGCGCGCGCCGGAGAGGATCGGCGCGGCGAACGGATCGTCGCCGATCGTCGCCGCCGGCGAGCGCACGTCGACGTCGTAGACCAGGCCCGGCGCGGAATAGCCGAGCACGGACTCGATGTTGCCCGGCGTCACCGAAGCGCCGATGGCGCGCCGCGCCGCGGCGAAGGCGTTGAGCGCCTTGGTCTGCGCGGCGACGATCGTCGCGGCGTCCGGGCCGGGGTTGAGGATCAAGGTCGCGTCGACCGAATAGAGCGCCGGGTTGATCGCTTTGACGACGATCTGGTCGTTGACCTTGCGATTGGCGCGCGGGAAGGCGGCGCGCACCGCGGCGAGCGAAGCGGGCGCCGGCACGCCGTTCGTCGCCGCGCCGAGGCAGACGATCATCACCTGGCCGGGCGAAACGCCGGCGACTTCGGCGCCGTAGACGGCGACGTCGGCGAGATCGACCGGCGCGGCCGACAACGCCTTGTAGCGATAGCCGCCATACGTGCCGCCCTGGCTCAACGCTTCCCACGCGAGCTGGCCGCGGCGGCGCAGCGACGGGTCGAGTTCGCCGGCGGCGCGCAGCACGCCGAACGCGGCGACGAGGTTGTCGAGATCCGCCCCTTCCGCCCACGCCAGGGTCGTCGCCAGCACGGCTTCGTTGATGCGCTGATAGACCAGGCCCTCGCGATAGGCGCCCGTCTCCTGCAGCTTGACCGCCGGCTCGCTTTCCAGCGCCGACGTGTCGTAGGCGATCCCCGCCGCCGCCATGCGCGTGGTGAAGTCGGCGAGCCGCGCCTGGACGATCGCCGAGAACGACCAGGTCGCCACCGCCGCCGGCTGCGGCAGGGTCGAGAGATCGATGTTGGCGAACGTGCTCATCAGAACAGCGCCGGCAATGGGATGGCGACGGTCTTCATCGGCTCGACCACCGAGTAGTCGCCGAGATGGCCGTTGGGATAGAAATCGCCGGTCAGCGTGAAGCCGGCGACGCCGTCGGCCCCGAGTTGCGTCGCGCCGACCTTCTTCAGCCGGAAGCCTGGCTCCCACTTCCGCAGCGCCTCAGCGATCGCCGACCAATGCGCGGCGATCGACGTCGGGTTTTGCGGCCGGTCGATCAGGTTGGGCGCGTCGGAGCCGTAAGCGCGCGCCAGGACGCGACTGCCGATCGCCGTCGTGACGATGTCGAGGATCGACTGGGCGCAATGGTCCCAGCCGGTCAGCACCTTTCCCGTGTTGCGATCGACGCCGGTGCGCATGTCAGCTCGCCGACGCTTTCGCCGTCTTGGTCGACGCGGCGGTCGACGCGCTCGCCGACGTCGCGTCGCTGGCGGAACTCGACGACGAAGAGGTCGACGACGACGACGATGACGACGAAGCTGACGAGGCCGCCGCCGCGGCGGCCGCCAGCTTCGCCGTCGGCGCGATGACGCCTTCGAGCTCGAGGAACTTCACGTGACGCGGGATGGCGTCGAACGTGTCGCCCTTCTGGCGCCGCTTGCCGGCGATCTTCATCGCGTTGCCGATGTCTTTGACCACGGTGTAGTTGACCTTGGTCATGTCGACCGCGGCGCTCCCCGCCGACAGTCCACGGCGAGGCCCCGCCCGCTTGATCACAGCCATTTCAAATGTCCTTCCTCAGGCGTTGAAAACGTGAGCGCGGTCACGGCGGCGGCCCGCTGTCGCCGCCGCCGGGAACGACGCCGGTGTTGACGTGAGTTTTGCCGATGTCGTGGCCGTCGTGCGTGACGGCGCCGCCTTGCGTCGCTTCGCCGGCGCCCGACAGCGTCCAGACGACGCCGCCGGCGCTGATCGTGACCTCGCCGTCCTCGACCTTGACGCTCGACCCGCCGCATTCGAGGAACGCGGCCGCATCGGTGGTGCGCAGCCGCGCCGTTCCGCGCTGCGCTTCGATGTCTTCGTCGGCGCTCGACGACGGGGCCGGGTTCTGGTCGTGAAAGCCGCCCGGCAATGCGATAGCGTTGGCGAGGTCGCCGTCGGGGCAGAGCAGAGTCACTTGTTGGCCGACCTTCATCGGCCGCCAGCTCTTGCCCTTGCCGCCGTGCGTGAAGACTTGGATCGGATGGGTGAGAACCGGCGCGTCCGTCGTTCCGATATTGGCGACGATCGCGTTCGCGTCAGGATCGTAGGAGCTGACGACGCCCGGTCGGATGAAATTGGACTCCCGCCGCTTCAGATCGGCGATGTGATATTCGAGCGCTTCGACGCGGGCGACGAGGCTCATGAATTGTCCCCCGCATTGAGGGGGTCGGCGCCAGTCAGGCCGCTCGCCGCGTCGGCGCCGGCCGCGGGCGCATTCCAGGTGACGACGCCGTCGACCAGCGCCTGCGTCAACGTGGCGATCGCCGTGTCGGGCGGCGCCAGCGAGTCGCCGATCAGTGTGTCCGAGGTCCAGGTCACCTGCCACAGCGCGACGCCGAGCGTGTCGACCGGCCCGGAATACTCCGAGCGCGCTTCGAGGTTGTCCGGCTGGAACACGCCTTCGAGGCCGAAGCGATTGCCGCCGACGGCCAACTCGACTGCGGTCGCCAACAGCAGCGCCGCGGTGTCGCGCGGGATCTTCGCGCCGCCTGGCGCCGCGTCGCGGGTGACGACCACGGCGGCGAACCGCACCGGCAGGCGCAACCTCCCATCGGCGAAGCGCGACGCCTTGCCGACGCCGACGATCGCGACGCGCACCGCCGGCGCCTTGGTGGCGAAGCGCTTGAGCTCGGCGAGGTCGAACGTGCCGCCGTGCTCGTCGACGTCGATCGTCTCGCCGAGCTTGGCGGCGAGCGAGGCGACGATCGCCGAGCGCAGCGCGACGAGGTCGTTCATTGCACGACCCTCTCGATGAACGTCATCGCCGCGGCTTCGAGATCGCGCGCGTTCTGCTCCGAGACGCCGAGATAGGGCCGCGCCGGGATCGTGACCTTCTTGGCGACGACGCGCTTGCCGCCGACGGTGAAGGAAAGCGCCTTGGCGTCCTTCGGC